ATGGCACGCACCGTTACACCCCTCTCAGATCCCAAATGCGAGGCCGCCAAGCCGCGGGACAAGGACTACACCCTGTTCGACGGCCAGGGCCTGTTCCTGCTGGTCAAGAAGAACGGCAGCAAGATCTGGCGAATGAAGTTCAAGCGCCCGGATGGCCGCGAGGGGCTGGCTACTTTCGGCAGCTATCCCGCGCTGTCGCTCAAAGCTGCCCGGGAGCGACGGGGCGAAGCACTGGAGTTGCTGGCGCACGGCAAAGACCCGATAGAGAACGCCAGGCAGGGGAAGGTCGAGGCAGCGAATGCCAGGGCCAATACCTTCGGCGTGCTGGCCAAGGACTGGCATGAAGCCTGTTCCAAGAAATGGTCACCAGGTCATGCAGCGACGGTGTGGCGACGGATCGAAACTTATCTGCTCCCGGCCTTGGGCCAGCGCCCGGTGGCTGGCCTGAAGACCCGCGACCTGCTAGCGCCGCTCAAGGCTGTGGAGAAGCGGGAGGTTCTGGATACTGCCGGCCGGCTACGGCAGTACATGACTGGGATCATGCGTATGGCCGTCCAGCACGGGCACATCGACGCCAACCCAGCTGTGGACCTTCAAGGCGCAACCGCCACCCGCAAGACCATTCACCGGCCTGCGCTGGCACTAGATCGGCTGCCTGAGCTGCTGCAGAGGATTGACAGCGACACCGGTCGCCCGCTGACCCGGCTGGCCACCCAGCTCACCCTGCTGGTTTTCATCCGGTCCAGTGAACTGCGGTTTGCTCGCTGGCCAGAGATCGACACCGGCCGCTCCATGTGGGAGATCCCCGGCGAGCGCCAGCAGATCGAAGGTGTGAAGAACTCGCACCGCGGCTCCAAGATGAGCACGCCCCACCTGGTGCCTCTGAGTCGTCAGGCACTGGCCACGCTCGAGCAGGTGCGCCAGCTCACTGGACGTTTCGACCTCGTGTTCGCGGGTGACAGCAACCACTGGAAGCCCATGAGCGAGAACACGGTGAACAAGGCGCTTCGCCGCATGGGCTACGACACCAAAGCTGAGGTATGTGGCCATGGCTTCCGGGCCATGGCCTGTTCCGCGCTGGTCGAGTCGGGACTATGGAGCAAAGACGCGGTAGAGCGGCAGATGAGCCACCAAGAGCGCAACAGCGTGCGTGCGGCGTACATCCACAAGGCTGAGTACATCGAGGAGCGTCGGCTGATGGTTCAGTGGTGGGCGGACTATCTAGATGCAAATCGTGAAACACACATCACTCCGTATGATTATGCCCACAGAGTGGGAGCCAGCAGAAATGTATTGTCGCTGAATCGTAAGGTAGGCGCTTGACTTGGCTGAGCGCTTCTTGAAGCTCAAAAATTTTCAAAGTGCAGGTTAATTGGCATGCATAAAGTATTAGAGCCGAAGCAGTTCGAGGCGTTGTCTCTAGCGATCGAGAAATTCATTTCAACTGTTAGAAGTGGCTTTAGGGATGTTATCGAAGGGGTCGATGTTGGATACTGGAAAAGAATAGATGAAGACGGCATTGCGATGGTTGCTGAGCACTTCAATTTAGCTAGGCTAGAAGCACTAGAGTCAAGTTTTGATGAAGAAGTAGACTCCTATTTTTCATGGGTCACAGGGCAGCCATCATTTCAGGTTGCCACTAGAAGTCTTGGGTTTACACCCGGAGATCACTTGAGCGGCTATAAGAGGGTTATTCAAAGGCAAGTAAGTCAGGCTAAATGGATGCCGCACCTACTAGAAGCCGAGGCTGTTAGAGTCGCATCGCTTTACCTAGCGTACGTGGGCGGAATTGCAAAAGCATGCGAAGGATTTACGACAGGCAAGCGCAAAAAAGCTGCTTTAGAGGGCCCTAAAGCTATCAAGAAAATGCTTGCTCTGATGGAAGAAATTGACCAGGTTCGTGAAAATACCGATTTTTTAGAAGGGTCAATAGGTATTGGGGGGAGGCATTGGGAGAGAGTTAAATCGAACTTGCAAGGTACGTTAGAGCACCTATTTTCAACTACCAAGAGAGATGACAGGGATCTCTCTGCACGGCTGATGGCTTCTGAAGTTATTAGGTTGCACATGAAGCTGTTTTCAAAGCCCTTTAAAAGCGCAGTCTTTCATATTATGGGCCTACCGGTTTTAGAGAGGTCGTTAGAAATGAAAACGATAGAGCGCTTGATTTCTTTAGAAGACGCTCGTACCAAAGGAATTAAGTCGGCAGGGTTTAGCGTTCTCATGAGGGAGGTCATATGTTAGTCAGAAGATTTCAAAAAAACGTAGGGTTTCTGTCGTCTAGAGTTTTTGGGTTTTGATTGATTTTCTGTGTTCTAAAGATTGTCCCTGACAATTTGAGCTTTGTCGTTTCATGTGCTGCCCGGTATTGCGAACCTATATCCCGTTATCTACATCTGTCTCGGGGTTTAGGAAATGCAAACTTCAACCAGTCAGGCGCGACCGTGCGCCGCTCACCATTTCGACGATTCACTCACCATCATCCGCTTCCCCGAGGTCGAGGCCATCACAGGCCTGGCCCGCGCTACTGTCTACAAGCGCCTCAAGGATGACCCAACCTTCCCGCGGCCTGTATCGCTGAGCAACAGCAAGTCGCGGGGTTCGCCTGTGGGGTTTGTTCTGGCTGAGATTCAGGCCTGGGTGCGCCAGCGCATCGCATTACGCGAGGTGGCCGCCTGATGGACAAAAGAAAGGCCGACCAACAGGCCAGCCCAAAAAACACGAACGTCGATGATACCAGCGGCAGCGCGCAACGCACGCGTCTTCTTGCACACCTTCGACAAAATGGCTCCATCAACACTTTCCAGGCGATCTCCCTGCTGAACATTGTGCGCCCTGGTGCGCGCATTGCCGAGCTGCGGGCGCTGGGCCACAACATCGTCACCCACCTGGGCACACTGAAAGACGACCAGGGCCGTGACCATCCGAAGGTTGCCACCTACTTCCTGAGCGCCAGCCCGGTACAGAGGGCGTCCGCATGAAATTGACGCTCAAGATCCACGACGAACGGCCGATGAATCCTGTTGCACGCAATCGTGATGCTCGGTATGGTTCGCCCGAATCCACGGTAAATCCCGTGGTCGGGTTTGGTCGCCCGAGCAGATACAGGCGCAACAGCGCCCCATACACGATTGCAGGCGCTTTTTTTGTGCCCGCAGTGACGCTTTATGGTGGCTGTGTGCAGGACACCTTCGGGTGTGCCGGGTTCCTGTATCTCCGGTCGACCAACCTGTACACAGCTGCCACCTATTCGTTTGGTCGCGAATTTGGCAGCTCTCAATTTGATACGGGAGCTCCACCTATGCACGCCCTCAATCCGTCCAAAATCCGCGCATACGCCCACCGGCGCTTGGCCCTGGCCGCACTCCGCGCGAACTCATCCCTGTCTGTCCGTCTCGCTCGCTACAACCATCACGCCAACATCGCCCGTGTCTTGGAAGGCCAAGGCGGTGCGCAATGAGCCGTCTCGATTTGCTTCCTCAACTGCGCGTTGTAGAGGGTGAAGTGCTCGGCGAGGCGGTACTCAGTGCCCAGGACGTTTGCTACCTGAACTTCGCACGTGAGGAACACGCCAAGCTGTCGAAGATTCTCCTTCAGCTGGTGATTCCTGCCATGGGCGGCTACTCGAATCCGGTCGCCAGCGACATTGCTCGTCACCTCGAGCAGATCCAGACCTTCAGCGGCAATTACTGCTGGCGGCACCGTCATCTCGGTGCATCGCATGGGGTTGTGGGTCAGCCTGCTACTGGCGGAGGTCTTGTATGACTTCCGTTATCCAGATGCCGAGCGATATTCAAGACGATCTGCGCGACGTGCAAGGCGTGCTGGTGCTGCTGAGCATGGCCCTGGCGCTGATCGCCTCGCCAGCCACCCCTGTCATCGTTGCTCGAGTCACCGCTGTGATGGCGCAGCACACCGCCATGGCCTGGGCCGAAATGCTAGACGGCGTGATTGCTGAGCAAGGAGGTGACCTGTGAAGACTGACAAATCTCTGCGCATTACGCGCAGCCAGTACCGCCAGCTCGCAGAAATTGCCAAGCAGAATGGCGTTGGCCTGGCGCTGGACACCTTCACGAATATGGATCGCATGTGGGGTTGCTACAACGCTTGGGCGAAGCCGATCGTTCGCGACGTGATGTGTGATCGGAAACAGGTTGAGGAAAGAATTGCCATCGTCCTGTCCACCAGCGTGAACGCAGGGGTTTTCCGTAGGGAAGTACGCCCTGAGCTGGACTGGTCGCAACTGGCGGACGACGAAATCTACCCGTTCCTGGCGTGTCACGAGATTGGGCACCACATCGACAACTTCTCGTTCTGGGACGTGATGGCTATCGAAAATGTCGAAGTGCGCGAACAGTGCCGCGCAGTGGCCACGCGCGTAAATGAGATGCTAGCTGATCGCTTTGCCTGGGAGCAGATTCGCCCGGGCGAGCCGGTACCGCTGTGTGAGTGGGGACAAGCGAACGCAGAGGTCATGGCGAACGATCTACACCTGCTGCAGCGACATATCCCTCGCACGCGCAGAAGCCCGCAGGCGCTTCCGCCAGGGCAGTACTCCTACGTGCCGGCCTCAATGCTAAGAACTGAGGAACTGGCGGCCTTCGTAGGTCCGCACGTCTCCCCTGCACTGATCGAAACAACTCGGAACAGCCGGCGCGTCCACCGCCGCGATTCCAGACTGAGGGGCTAAAGATGACCACTTTTCAACAGCGCTTTTCTGCGCTGACGGGATCGGCTTGTCCGGAAAAAGCCACAGAACTGTTTTACGTGAGACACCCCAAGGCCGAACGCGCCTTGCTAGGGCCATTCCTGAGCCATGCCGACGCGGAGTGTGGGCGCGTGGTGCTACGCAGCGCTGACGCCCTGGTGACAGCATGTCTCGTCGAATTTCTGGACGAGCTGACCTACTGGCACGCGGTAAACAATGGCCAGGTCTGCCGGGCGTTTGCTGGTGCTGACTGCGTGGGGGTGGAGCATGGCTAAGGTCACGCCTATTCGCCGCAAGGGTGCCGGTGGTCCGCCTGCTAGTGGCGCTCACATTGACAGCGCCAGCTATGCCCTGCTGGTGGAAACCCTAGTGGGCTTCTTGGAGCTGCGCATTGCCGAGGGTGACGCAGGCCGTCACTGCCCTGAACTGGAACGCCTGACCAACCAACTGGAACGGCTGGCCAAGCGCTTCACGCCGCCACAGGGGGCCGCATGACCGACGCGACGATCCTCTTCCGTGACGCACTCCAATCGGCCTACGGGCTGCTCGACTGGCTCCCCCTAGACGATGGCGATATTCACCGCTTCCACGTCCCCGGCGACAAGCCCGGCACGCTCAACGGCTGGTACTGCCTGTTTGCCGATGGCATCGCCTCAGGCGCGTTCGGGAGTTGGAAGACAGGCGGCACCAACACCTGGTGTAGCCGTGAACCGGTGGACGCCCGCGAAGCCGAGCAAGTGCGCCAGCGCATCGAGCAGGCCCGGCGTCAGCGGGAGGCCGAACGGCAGCGGCGCCAGCTCAAAGCGGCCGGCCTGGCGCAGCGCTGGTGGCGTGATGCCCGTCGTGCCGACCCAGCCCACCCTTACCTAGTCGCCAAGGGCATTCGTGCCCACGGCCTGCGCCAGCGTGGTGCCGACTTGCTGATCCCACTGTATGCCAGCGGCGTGCTGGTGAACCTGCAACGGATCGGCCCGGACGGCGAAAAGCGTTTCCTGTATGGCGGGCGAATCAAGGGCGCGTATTCGCCACTGGGGCGCATCACCCTGGGCAAGCCGCTTTGCATCTGTGAAGGCTGGGCCACGGGCGCCACGCTTCACGAGAGCGGCTACACCGTCGCCTGCGCGATGAACGCCGGGAACCTGAAACCGGTGGCGCTGGCGCTACGGGCCGACCACCCCGGTACCGAAATCATCATCGCCGGCGACGACGACCGCGAAACCGAGGCCGAGGGCAAGGGCAATCCGGGGCGCACTGCGGCCCATGACGCCGCAGCCGCATGTGGTGGTTTGGTGACCTTTCCCGAGTGGTCAGCCGACGCGCCGCTGACCCTTTCCGACTTCAACGACCTCGCAGCCTGGAGGTGCCGCCATGCGTCCGCCTGATACCAACGTCATCAATCTGCGTCCCGAGGCGCCCAAGGTCGAGCCTGATCGCCCGTGCTGGGGCGTATACGAGCACTGGGTAACCAATGAAAAGGGCCGCAGGCTCAAGCCTGGTGTGTACTGGCACGGCTTCAAGCGCAGCGCCGGCGATGATGACAGCGACGATGACAAGGCCGACCGCCCAATCACTGACGAGTGGATCGCCACGCCCGTGACCGTCGCCGCTCGCACCACCAATAGCGATGACGGCAGCGAAGGCCGGTTTCTGCGCCTGCTCACCGACAGCGGCCCCAAAGAGTGGATCATTCCCATGGAGGTGTTCGGCGGAAGTGGTGAGGACGCCAGGCGGACGCTGTTCGGCATGGGCGTCATCATTGCGCTGAAGAAGCGCGGCCAATTCATGGAGTACCTGCTGGACCAGCGCCCTGCAGAGGTGTTCGCCACCACCTGCCGTCCTGGCTGGCATGAGTCAGGCGCCTTTGTGCTGCCTGGGCGTACCATCGGAAGCGACAAAGTGCGCTATCAAGCCAGCGCCAAAGGTCAGAACCTGTTCAGCGTGCGGGGGAGCCTGGACGGCTGGAAGGCCGAAGTAGCGGCCAAGTGCGAGGGCAACCCGGTACTCACCCTGGCCATCGGCTGCGCCCTCGCTGGCCCGCTGCTGAGTTTGGTGGGCGTGCTGGGTGGTGGTGTTCACCTGGTGGGCGACAGCTCCAGCGGCAAGTCGCTGGCACAACTGATCGGCTCGTCTGTGTGGGGCGACCCAGGCATCTTCGCTGCGTCCTGGGATATGACCAAAGGCGGACTGGAGATCGAGGCGTCCAGCCGTAACGACACCATGCTGCCCTTGGATGAGATCAAGCGGGCCGACCCCAAGCGCGTACAGGAAATGGCCTACTCGCTGGCTAACGGCCAGGGCAAGGGCACCATGACCCGCGACCGGGAGGCCCGCGGCAAGCTGAGTTGGCGCCTGCTGGCGCTGTCCAGCGGTGAACGCTCCCTATCCGAGCACGCGGCCATCAGCGGCAACGCAGCCCATGCTGGCGCCGAGCTGCGCATGGTCGACGTGAATGCCGGTACCCGCACACACCGCGCCTTCGATGAATTGCACGGCTTGGAGGGCGCCGACTTCCACCGCCAGCTCACGGTGGCTGTAGGAGCGAACCATGGGCATATCGGGCCGGCCTTCGTGGAGAAGCTGCTGGCCAGTGATGACCGCCCCGGCCTGCTCGAGGACTTCGCCGGTATCCGCGCACAGTTCGTCGAGGACAACGCCCAGGCCGGGCGGGTGGCGGATCGCTTTGCGGTGATCGCGCTGGCGGGCGAAATGGCCATTGCCTACGGTCTGCTGCCCTGGACGCCAGGTACCGCTCTAGCTGACTGCCAGTTGCTGTACGGCGAGTGGTTGAGCCGGGTGGGCAGCGGCAATGCCGAGGATCGTCAGATCCTGGCCGGCATCCTCGACTTCATCGACAAGCACGGCAGCAGCCGGTTTTCGGATGTGAATGACCAGACGCCTGACTCCAAGGTGTTCAACCGGGCCGGGTACTGGAAGGCCTCTGGGGGTAAGCAACTGTACCTGTTCAACAAGTCGGCATTGATCGAGGCCGCGCATGGGTACGGACTGAGCCGCATCGTCAAAGCGCTGGATGGCGCCAGTGCGATTGCCGAGCGCGGGGCGGATCGGAAGCGACACGCCAAGAAGTACCGCGTACCTGGTGGCGGTTCACCTTGGCTGTATGTGATCGACCCCGAGGCCTTGGACAGTGAAGGTGGTGCCGTATGACCACCAACGCCACTAGCCGAGATTGCCCATATCCACAGGAACCTAGATTTGGTGGGAACAGTGGGAACAGTGGGAACAGCCAGCAGGGCCGGGGCCCACAGCCGTTCCCACCCAATAAAAAGAGTGGGAACAAGTGGGAACACACAATCGCTTTCCAATATAAGCGTGATGCTTATCAACCCTGTTTGGTTATCACAGTTCCCACAAAAATCGGCGTGGGAACAAACTGGGAACAGAAAAACACCGCTGCAGGCCGCGAGTTTGCTGGGGCGTTCCCACTGTTCCCACTGTTCCCACACTTTTTAAATTCACAGGAACTTGTGTATGTGAGTATTGCAATGGAGGTAACTCCATGAGCCTCCTTGCCGACCTGCTCAATCACATGCCGCCGAACGTTGCTGGTGCTGGCAAACCACCCATGGCGAAACGCACCCCGGATCGTCCGCGCCTGGTGCTGGTCGAGCCTGCCCAATTGCCACCCAGCCCGTACGCCAACGCCGCCAATGCCACGCCTGAATGGCGCCAGGCCCGCGACCAGTACATCAGCCATGTCATGACCTGCCGGGGCTGCTATGCGCCCGCTGGTCGCCACTGCCTGATCGGTACCGAGCTGCGCGCCACCTACGACAACACGCCGATGGAGGCCCATCCATGACGCTCACACCGACCATGCGCCTGTGCGATATCGCCTTGAAGCCAGGTATCAGCGCCAGTACGCAACTCATCACGACGCGGCGCATCTGCCGCAACATCAGCCGCAATCTCGATTCGATCCGCGCCGAGCGACGTGCCATGTGTCGGCAGATGGGCAAGCTGAAAGCGTTCCTGCCGTTCACCCGACAGGCCATTGCCGATCTGCAGGAGCAAGCGCAGACGCACCGTTCTGTTGAGCGAGCCAAGGCGCTGGTGGCGCTGGCCGGGTTTGGCCGGTCGCTGCTGTTCGACCATGACGGGCTGGCCCAGGCCTTGGGGTACGACCGTCTGTGCGACCTGCTGAGCGTGAACACGGTGGAGCGCGAGCAGGCCAGGCAGGAGGGCGTCAACAGCCTGGAAGGCCTGGTATTCACCTATGCGCTGGAGGACAGCGCAGAGCGCCGGGCGCAGGAGTGGAATGACGCACCACTGTTCAACGCCTGTCACGCCGCCATGGCGGACTTCATCAGGGATTGCCCCGATGGGGTGTTGCCTGACCCGTTCGCACCTGGGGCGCCATTCGGGCCGAAGCTGCCACCCAAGCTGAACGTGGTGTAAGCCATGGCCGCGCCAGCAATGAAACAGGCGGATTCAGCCACTAGGACGAAACAACGGGTTTCAGACGATCAGCGCCGGCAGGTGCTGGACCTGCGCCGCCGTCACTCGCTGCGTGAAGTGGCCGAGATGACCGGCCTGCCGCTGGGAACGGTGAAGACCCTGGTTTCACGTTCCGGGGCGTTCCGCGACAACGAACAGCATCGCGCCATGTTCACCATGCCGCCGATCAGCGCCAGCACCGAGACCCTGCCGAGCGTGCCCGAGCTGCCGCCGCAGGAGGTGGTCACCGGTGATAAGGAGGTGGATGCGGTGCTGTGGCTGCGCTCGATCATCGGCACCGGTCAGAGCGTTCTGATTGAGCGAGCCATGGAGGGCGCCAAGAAGATCAGGACGCCGCTCGATGTGCTGGAGAAGCGCTACACGGCTCATCTGATGGCTGCCAACCCCGGCCATCCTTTCGCGGCCATGTCGTCGTTCGGCTTCGCTGACCTGGATGCGCTGGCCACTCGGGCCGTCAAGCAGCACCAGTTGAGGCTGGAAGGCGCTGCCCGCTTCGGTGATGCCTTGCTGGCCGACACCGAGGCGGAAGCGTTCTGCATCAACGCGCTGCGTGGTTTGGAACAAAGCGGTCCTCTGCTCGATTTTGACAAGACGCAGGTCGCCGCCCGGTTCAACGCCCATCCTGAGCTGCTACCACACACCCTGGCTGATTGCCTGTACGAACTGGACTACTGGGATCACCTGTACCGGATGCGTAACGCCGTCAACCGTGACGCCAGCGACGGACCGGCCGAGGCCACAGCGCGAGATTGGTTTGTGTTCGGCCTGCTGGCGCAGGTCCGGCCCCGCGACAAAGCCGAGGCGCTGACGGTGTTCCGCTACCTGGTCGCCAGCGAGCGCGACGACATGGCCGAGTCGGAGGCAATTCTTTGCAACCTGATCGGATAGTCAGGTTGTGCCATCAGCGCAGATCAACACCAACGGGCATAGCCCACTACCGGCGCAAGCAGCGCCATCGAGAGAGCACGATGAGACTAGAACGAGTCAGGAGGAGCATATGACGACCATTGCCGAGCTTGGAATACGGGTAGATAGCGGGGACGCTGCCCAGGCGGCGACTGATCTCGAAAGGCTGACGGAGGCTGGTAAGCGCAGCGAGGAGTCAGCAGGCAGGACTGGGCGGGCATGGGAGTCGGCGCTCGCTGGCATGCAAGGCGACACCCGGCAGATCGTGGTGGAACTGCAACAGCTCAACGCCAAGCAGGCCCATCTGGCGCAACAGATGATCACTGTGGGGCGTGCTGTCACCACCGCCTCAACAGCGTTCAGCGGAGCCGCGGCTAACATGACAGCCATGCGCACCGGCGCAGAGAAGGCTGGCCAAGCGCAGACTGCGTTATCGACTGTGAACGACGTAGCTGCGCAATCTGCACGCCGATCTGCAGAGGGCGTCGAGCAGCAACAGGCCCGACTGCTTGGTATGGCAAAGGCCTCACTGGAGGCTAGTGGATACGTTCAGTCGCTGAACCACGCCACTCAGCAGAGCATCGAGGTCACTCGCCAGGCCAATACGGTGCTATCAGACCGGACGAGCCAGCAGGCTGCCATTGCCAGCAGAGCGCAGGCGATCCTAGCCAGTGAGGACAGGCTAGCGGCTGCCTCGAGGGCCACCACAGCAGCCCAGCGCGATGAGAGCAAGGCCCTGAGCGAACTGCTAGGCAAGATCGACCCGACAGTGGCTGCTTTGGGGCGCCTGGATGATATGGAGCGCAAGCTACAGGGATACCGGACTTCCGGCGCGCTCGATGCGGAGACTTTTGGCGAGTACAAGACGAAGCTGGACCAGACCCGCAATGCCTTGGGCGGTGTCGATATTGCGCTGGGCAAGACCGGAGTGAGCGCAAAACAGACCGCTGCCGCGATGCGGATGCTGCCGGCGCAGTTCTCAGATGTGGTAGTCAGCCTGCAGGCCGGCCAATCGCCGCTCACTGTTCTTTTGCAGCAGGGCGCCCAGGTCAAAGACTCGTTCGGCGGTGCTGGTGCTGCTGCTCGAGCAATGGGCGGCTACGTCGCTGGACTGGTGACGCCTGTTAACGCTGCTGCCGCAGCCGTTGGAGTTCTAGCGGTTGCTGCTTATCAAGCTGGTAGAGAGCAGGACGCTTTCAATCAAGCAGTCATCCTCACTGGAAACTACGCTGGCACGTCCGGCGCCAAGCTGACAGACCTGGCCAAGCAGATCAGCGCTACCGTGGGTACCACTGGCGCCGCCGCGTCGACGCTGGCGCAGATTGCTGGCGCAGGGGACCTAGCCGGCGAGAGTTTCAAGATAGTCGCTACCACAGCGCTCGAAATGGAAAAGGTAACAGGCCGAGCTGTGGACGAAACGCTGGCGGATTTCCGAAAGATCGCTGATGACCCGGTGAAGGCTGCCGAGGATCTGAACAGGCGCTATCACTGGCTGACGGCATCCACGCTCGAGCAGGTTCGCGCCCTGGTCGATCAAGGCGAGAAAACCGAGGCCGTGAGAATAGTCACCGAGCAATTCGGCGAGACCATGACCCGTCGGGCGCAGCTCATCAAGGAGGAAATGAGCGGCCTGCCGAAGCTGTTCAATGATATCGGGGATGCCGCCGCCAAGATGTGGGATGGCATCAAGGGCGTATGGCGTGATCCCACCTTGGATAAGGTTGCAGATGGTCTGCGCCTTCAAATCAGCTCTATGGAAAATATCCGAAAAGATTTCCGCAACGAGGGCAATTATGACCCCAAAAAGCTGAAAGCTTGGAGGGCCAGACTGGCTGCAATTGAAGGCCTCTCGAAGCCTGCTACTGGTGTAGTTAGCGCGCAGGGTCAAAGCGACAATGACAAGCTCAATGCGCTGCTCGATCGTGCCGCTCCGAAGGCTGAGAAGCTGGCAGATCGCATGAAAGAGATTGAGCGGCTCGTGGCCTCGAGCCGTAAGGAGGGGTTTACCGTTACAGATGAGCAGGTCGAGCAGCTGCGCGCTAAAGCAAGGAAAGACTTCAAGGAGACGAAGACGCCTACAACTCCGGTCAACCTCACGGATGTGAAGGATTCACGCAACGCCTTGTCCATGATCCTTTCCGACTACCGAGGGTACGAGAGGGAGCTGAGCGCAATCCAGAAGTCAGGCGTGATTTCGCAGGAAGCGGTGTACGCCCAACGGGTGTCCTTGGCCAAGCGGCAGCGGGCGGATGTAACGGGTGCTTACACGGAGGAAATTCAGGCGCTCGAAGAGGCCAAGGGGCTAGCATCTACCACCGGCGGGCAGCGTATCCAGCTTGACCAGCGAATCGCAAAAGCTCGCTCTGAAATGGTCCGTGCTCAGCGGGAGGCTGACTCTGAGCTGGCAGTGCTGGCCACGAACGAGCAGGGCAGGCTGGCCAAGCAGGAGGTCGCGGTCAAGGCGTACACCGATCAGCTCGAGCGGCAGCGGCAGGCGCTGGCGACGTCCGGTACTCGGGCAGCCAATGCCTTGGGCATGGGCGACCGGCAGGCCGGGCTGCAAAGCAATTTGGACAGCGCAACCGACCGGTTCAACGAGGACCGCGCCCGGCTGCTTGATCGCCGGCGCACAGCCCCTGACAAATACTCCCAAGGCGACTACGAGCGCGATCTGGTCATCCTCGCTCAAGCGGAAGACCGGTACCGGGAAACCGTGGTCGACAACTACGACAAGATCACGGTGGCCCAAGGCGACTGGCGCAACGGCGCTTCCTCTGCCTTCCAGAACTACCTGGAGCAGGCACGGGACGTGGCCGGCCAGACCCGGACGTTGTTCACCGGCGCCTTCACCTCCATGGAGGACGCAGTGGTCAACTTCGCCATGACCGGCAAGCTGTCGTTCTCCGACTTCACCAAGTCGATACTCGCGGACATGGCCCGGATTGCGACACAGCAGGCGGCATCCAGTCTGCTTTCCAGCCTCGGGACGTCTGCCTTGGGCGGGTGGCTGGGGGGCGGTGGTGCTGCTATTGGCGCTACCGGCGCTGCTGGCGCGGCCGGTGGAGGCGGCTTTGATTTCGGTCTCGGCGTTGCCTCGGCAGGAATGACCTACCGTCCTGGCGGTTTCTCTGCTGGCGGTTACACCGGTGACGGCGGCAAATACGAGCCGGCCGGGGTCGTGCACGGCGGCGAGTTCGTGCTGAGGCGTGAGGTAGTCAGCCAGCCCGGCATGCGTGACTACCTAGATACGCTGAACACCCGCGGCTACGTCGATGGCGGCTATGTCGACTCCATCACCACGCAGCCAATCCCGCGTCAGACGGCTGTAGGCGGCAATAGTTTTCCCATTAGTGTCTCGGTTTCGGCCGGCGGAGAAGGAGGCGCGGCATCAGCAGTGACAAGCGCGGAGGCGGCGGAGTCAGGCAAACGCATTCAACAGGCCGTCAAGTACGAAGTAGAAACGGCAATCGCAAAATCATTGCGCCACGGTGGCGCCATTTGGCGCGCGGTGAATGGGAGATAACCATGATCGAATACGATAAAGAAGGGCTTGTAGACAAGCTCGTTGCGACCATCTGCAACCACTTCAATAGTAAGTTTGCAGAACAGCCAGATGCCCGGACGGCTAGGGAAACGCTGAAGGAAATGACTGATACCGTCACGCTGGTGACCGCCGCGCTGATGCCAGGTTTCGAGGATGATCCGGTGGAGTACATACGGCTAGGTCGAGCCGGTTCTAGCCAGGCTCTCCAAGGGCTTTTGAAGACTGTAATGACCCCTGACAGCAAGGCTTGGTCGCCGCGGAGCTGAGCGGGAATGGAGAAGCCGCCTGAAGCAGGCGGCTTTCTTCTGGCAGAATTTACTGGAGGTCGGAGACATACGATTGCAGAGTTTCGACGTAGGGCGTGTACTGCTTTTCCCACTCATCGTCACCTGACAGTACGTTGCTTTCGTCATGACGGTAGACCTGCGCGATTTTCCAGCCACCCTCGGTCTTCTCGATCAGGTATTTAAAGTGCGCCCCCATCTTCCTGGCCCGCTGTTGGTCTGAAGTCCCTGTTGAGCTTGACGGAGTGGCATTTGTGATCTTTGCGAAAGCGATCGCTCTGGTGTCGGTCTCCTGCTTGACCTGCAGAATCTCTCGATCATAAAGGGATCGCCAGCACACCGCTCTAGAGCTGTTCACTGACTGCTCTACAGCACCTGTCGACACGCCGGCCACGTCGAATTCGTCCACATCTTTCCGGACAAAGGACTGGCATCTGGCGTACTCCATGGCTTCCTTGGTGTCCAGGTAGCGCCACCAGGTTTTCAACGCCTGGTCAGGCGATGTGGTGTTGATCTCGAAGTCATAGCCGACGGTCGCCGCTGGCGCTTGGGGCTGCGAGCCTGTACCGAAGACCGACGACGCCTTGTCGCAGGCCGCCAGACTCAAGCAAAGGGGCAGGATGGCAAGTGCCTTTCTCATAAAGTCCATTTCTCGATGGTGGTTAGTTGCGGCATTCTGCCAATGGGAGCGGCTGCTGGCCAGGCGCCTCGTCGGTCACGTGCGCCAGCAGAGGTTCGCGCCACGAAATGCGAACTCATGGTTCCGTGGCGCGAGGCAGACCGAAACGTCTCACTGAGATCATATGGTCTGTCTCGCCGACCTGGCAGCTATGGCGCCCGGGAGGGGCCGGCAACCAACGACGGTAACCGCACTTGGTAACCAGCTTGGCCATGGCGTCCGGTCGCCCTGCACCAGCGCCGAACCTTAACAATTGCTAACAGGCTGGAGGGCCGGTCAACCCAAGCCGGACCGTCTCGATGTCAACTTCTGACCAGGTAGCTGGTGCGAGCCAGGTCAGCCGGTATCCACCTTGGTATCCACTAAATGGGCAGGTTTCGCAGGCAGGACCTGGGCTGATTCACGCAGTGGTACGCAGCCAGGTACGCGCTGCTGGTACGCATTCAGGCGCTGGTGGTGGTCTAGTTCGCACCGGTGGTTCGCGCATATGGTTTGCAACCCTCACTGTGCGGACTAGACGGCTACAATGGAGACCAATTTTTCCCGCGCACGAGGAACATGCGGATGTGGGTTTTCGAGCTGGTTGTGCCTGGCGTTTGGCTTGAGATGGAAGATCGCCAGTTGTCTTGGGAAGTGGGGGGCCTGCTTTGGCACCTCGAAGGGAGTTTTTTTGAAGCCAATACAGCTTTGAACCTATTCCACCAAGCCTGGGTAACCGATTCCCAAAGTCCTTCCCCTAATCCCGATGACTGGGAGAGGGACAGGGCGCGACGTAGTGAGATACAGGACGCGCTAATCCAGACCAAGGGAGATTTTAGTCATGACGACTACATGGAGACCCACTTTGAGGCGGAGGTGATACACAAGCGGGAAAAGTGGTCTCAAGGCCGAGTGCCCAGTGAGCTGCAACGCAACGTCGTTCTCATCTATGCCAGAGCTTTTCTCTATGCGATGGATGCATTCGACAAATTCCTCACGGTTCTAAGCAAAACCGCCGGCGTTCCACCAGAAATCACTCAACTAAGTAATAAGATGAGTGAGCATTTCCCTGATTTGCGAGGTGTTAGGAATTCAGCTCAGCATCAAGAAGATCGAGCAAGAGGGCTTGGGGTACGAGGGGCTAAAATAGACCTCAAGCCGATCGACAACACGATTGTAAAAGCCCCAGCCAAGATGTTGATGCTGAACTGCTTGAATGGATCAAGATACGGCTCAACGATGGCTGACGGCCATTACGGCGAGGTTGACGTATCTCCCGAGTCGATGGCGTGCCTGCAGTCCTTACTCCTTGAGGTCTTGAATTGCTTCAGATGGAGGGGCCCTAAGCGGCATCTTCCTAGCGGGTGACAAGCCATTCATGACCGTGACTCTCGCTTCTGGCTCGTTCATTCACCTGCAGCGCTGGCGCGAACCTGGGTGGATTGCCTATCGAGAAATGTTGAGGTTGCCAGGCGATGGTTTCCACTTTGGTTTCCACGGTATTGCGGCCTTGCCAGGTGGCAACCGTACCGCCACGCCCACCATGAGCAACCACATCAAAACCACGAATTTCCCACACGTCGTCAGCTGATCCAGTCCCAGGTTTTCTCAGGTTCCACGGTGTCGAAAGCAACGCACTGTGTAGGAATTAAAACGGCAAGCTGGTCAGCAACCTTTACCCGGCCCTTACCAAATGTAAGTCAGGTACGAGACGAAACCCGCACGGTCTGTGTGTCTGACTACAGACATCAGGCCATGCCAGCAGAGCAGATGCATACTGCAATCTCATGCGCAAAGACGAGGGGACGGGTGGGAGTAGCGTCGTAAGGTTGTCTAGGTATAAAGTCGCCGCGCTCGTGATTTATCGCCAAAAATGAGTGGCGGTCTTGCAAATTTGCATCGCTAGGGAGAAATGGATGTCTGACGTAGCACAGCTGGTAATCAGGTCTGAGGCCGATGCGCTTGCCGTGGTTGAGCAAGCCCTTCAAGGCGCATTCGACGATCAGAGCGTAATGATCCGATTCGAAGGATGGCCGAATTTTGATGTCGATATCAAAGGTGAGCGGTACCACAGCTCTCTTCCGACGGGTGTTCTAAAATCCTTCATTGAATACCAAAACGCGATGAACCGTGCCTTCGCCTCGGTCGCGTATGGGAAGACAGCAAAAGGGATGACTGATGAAGATCGGAAGGACATTGAGCTAGTCTTTGAAATTCATGAAGGTACAACGGATGCCAATGCTGCACTGGTCGAGCCGCTTACCAAGCTGGGAGAGAAAGCCATCGAACGCATGACGGGGAAGCAGTTGGTCCTCACGATTCTAGGCGCAGCCCTTATTCTGGGCGGAGCGTGGACTGCTGTGCACTGGATGGATAAGGATGCTGAGGTAAAGATTGATGCTCAAAAATCCGCTCTGATGACCAGGGTGCTCGTGCAGAACGAGAACTTGGCGCAGTTGCAGGCGGATGTAGCTAAGTCGGCTATGACTTTGGTGAAAGGTGCGCATGACGCAGAACGGATTAAGTATGGAGACATCACGCTAGAAAAAGAGCAGATTGAAGCCATCAACCAGCGAGGCCGAGTAGCGACTGTCCCGTCCCGCATGGATGGGGCCTACCAAATTCTGCAGCTTAAAAGGCTGGAAGATCGATGGCGCATCGTGTTGTACAGCGAGGTGCATGGACAGTTCCAGACTGATCTCTTCCGCGGGCAAAACGCTGCTGAGTGCATTGAAGAAATTTCCACTGCGTTTGCGCGTCATACGGACGTAGATCTGTTTGTGCTAGGCCGCTTTAAGAGCGGTATCGTCCAGTCCGCAACTATCCTAGGCAGCAAAGGGAATGGCTTAATCGTTGCAGATGTTGCGCCCGCACCTGATGCCGATGACGACGAGCCAGCGGAGTAATGCCACAAACAGCCCGGAATCAAACCTGGCTGTTTAGCTCCTTCATATCCCATGAGCCGGGGCGCAATGACAGTGTCGACCTCTTCCGTCCGAGGTAAGACCAATGCCCGAGGCGGTGAAAATCATGGACCTTTGCCATCTCATACCTCTGATAGACACCTGACGGATTCTGGACAGGCTCTGGACGGATCGGCACCAGCACCGCCAGACTGGACAACATGAAGCCAGCATCGTGTCTGGTGCGCGGACAGCTTGATCGTGCCTGGCCAGCTTGCTCTGTCCAAAATAGCAAGCGCTCTAGGCTTGTCCTTGACAGTCCTTGACGGAAATTTCTGACCACGCCTGACGGATTGACTCGCTGGCGGTTCAGCGTGATCTGCATGTAAACCATGCAGCATGGGGCCTGGCGCTGAATCGGGCGGGCCTGTAGTGGCGAAGATCGTCAGAAATTTCCGAGCGTGCTCGTCAAGGGAAATTCGGCAGTCACGGATCTGTCAAAACCTGACATGCCGGGCCTACGAAGGGAGCGGTCAATATGGCCCAGCCTTAGCCTGTGGACACCATGGGAGCTGTAACCAGGCCCCCACTATGGATAAGGAATGGTGAAGATCGCCACGCCCTAGCGGCAAAGGGTTCTCCTAGACGGAGATACCCCGAAAGCTCGGGGCATCGCCTGGGGTTGGCTAGCCTTGGAGAGATTACCAATATCGACCGGCTCGACTGTCAATTCTGCTGTCCGGCAGAGTTGGCCGACAAGGTGGTGCTGTAACATCCTGAAAGCAGGCTGAAACAGGTGCCAGGCGGTGAATGTATGTCTGGCAGATGGCATTGTCTCAAATTGCAGGTGATGCCGGCCGAACTCGCCTTAAGCTGCTCCTTGGTGGCATATTGCGATCTCACTGTCCAAAGGAATGCCCAATGACATATGTACTGAAGCAATTATCAGCAGCAGAGATTCGACACATTGCAGACCTTTCGCGAGCAATGATCGAGGATGGACCGTCAGTCGTGCGCATAGGGGAATTCGATCTCGATCGACTTTTCAATAGAACTCCTGAAGAGGCCGCTCTGGCAGAGGGAATTTTGGCCTTGAGCCGTGAGAAAAAGCTGGAGCTGATTGCTCTTACTTACTTCGGCCGGGGCGATGCTAGTGACGAAGAGCCGGAGGCAGGCATAGCTCGCTTACGCCGAATCTTCGAGCGCGATTCAGACGACGAGATCGCCGACAAGATCGCTGGAAAAAGCCCTGCTTTGGCTTCCTACCTAGACAATGCTCTAGCAAAAGTTGAAGCCTAAGGTCAGGATTCTTTCCTCCTGGGACCTAGCGCGACACGCGGTTCAACAAAGTGGCGATCTCTGTGTCGCGCACTACCCTGCAGGGCGGTGGAGGAATGGAGCGCGCCAAGTCGGGAGCGGGGTACTTTTCGGTTTAGGTATATGTTTAGGTATACAGTGGTGGCTTGTGACTATGAACACCCTGTGTTTGCTGTCTTTCAGGTGCCCGATTCGACTCCTGCCTCCGGCACCAGTATTTTCAAGACCTCCAGAGGCATAGCCTCCTACGTGAGGCAATGCTGTGACAGCAGGGTGACAGCAAAAGCATCCTTCACAGTGTTCGCCCCAGCTCGCGTAAGCTGGAGGATGGATACCATGATCTGGTATGGGATGACGAGATCTGAGATAATTATCCTAGAAGGTAGCAGTCGATCTGCCGTATGGCCTTAACGCTTCCCGCCTTCGCCCTAGACCCATGAGCTTATCGCTCATACAGCTTATTACCGGGTGGGAAATCCAGCCAGGTATGGATTTCAGATATCGCCAAGGTAGGTTTAATGTATGCTCGATAAGTATGAGCGTTGGGTTCACTTCTATACTGCTTCATTACTGAGTTCCCCTATTGGTGCTCCAGAATTTAGTATTAAGGAAGTATTTAAAAAGCTTGAAGAGCGCTTCGCAAGAAGTCAGTGCTTCAAGCTGGTGGAACGCAGTTCTGCATGTATCCGAATTACTCGCTTTGCCTTTAATGAATCTGAAACCTCGGTTGCGCTGTTGCTGCAATATTCGGACTCAAAGGCTTCAGATCCCTCGTTTGGTGATCTCGTATCTGGCAACCTCCGTCAGGAGCCTAAGCTTGCTGGTGAAGGTATTGCTGTCTCCGCGCATCTGCATTTGAAGTTGACTTCTTTACCCAATAGACCCCTTGAGTTCTTGCTGAAGCTCGAGGATGTTCCTGGGCTGGGGAAGAGTCGGATCCTGCCTTTTTTGAATGGCATGATTAAAGAAATCATGCAGCGTGACTTCATTGATGCTGTAGATGGTAAAAAGAAAGTCTGCCATCCGATTCTAATATTGGAGCACCATGCTTCACAATCTCTTAAAGAAAACCTTGATAGTGGCGAGCTTCGATTTATTGAGCTAAGTAAAAATAAGAGTGTTTCGGGCATGGATGAGGACCATTATTTGGTCCGGAGCACTGCCAGCTTGAAAGTCAAGATTGCGGCTAACCTCGACGGAGAAGTTTCTGTAGGAATCGTGAACCGATTGAAGGAAAAATACGCAAAAGACGGCTATGATCATGTAAAAGTGGTGTTCAAGCACAAGGAAGGCAAGCAGCGTACTGTCGACGTTAGCGGTCCTCGCCAGGATGCGGGAGAGGCATTGTTTGGCAAGGTTGAAATGATTACGCTGGTCAATCCTCTTCCTCAATGCTCTGACTATTTGAATGATGAAGTGCTCAAGAAGATGAATGCACTAAAGTAGAGGTAATGTGATGAGTAGCTCTAAAAGACTTCTTATGCCTCTGTCATATCTGCGCATCGAACGGAAGGGTAAAGCTTTCGACGAGCTTGTGTTGCCATTACTTCTTTTGGCATTAACTCTTTGCTTTTTCTGGTTGCTAGACTGGAAACTAGTTATTTTTGGTAGCAGTGGCCTTGTTTCCGGTGTGGGCAGTTATCTGCAAGTTGTCACTGGCTTCTATATAGCGTCTCTAGCGGCAGTTGCAACATTCAATCAAAAAAACATGGATTTAAGGATGGCAGGGGATAGCCCTACACTTACTGTTGAGTGGAAGGGGCGTCGGCTAGAAGAGCAGTTGACGCGTAGGAGGTTTCTATGCTTCTTGTTTGGATATCTCTCGTTTTTGTCAATTTTTGTCTATTTCGGTGGAGTAGGAGCTAACCTTATCGCGCCCCCTCTGGTGGCCGCTCTTCCTAAAGACTATTTGTTTTTTGTCAAATGGGGCTTTGTATCTGTCTATCTGTTGGTTGTGTATAATTTGATTTGTACTACCCTGCTCGGCTTGTATTACATGACTGAGCGTATCCATCGTCCCGAATCCGAATTTGTGGGATCTGACAGCCAGCCTGAAGAGGACGAGCGCCCTGATTCGGATCGTGATGATAGAGCAGTAAATTTTGAAAAGCCCTCTGCCGAAGAAAACAGCTGGTAGAGAAAATTTTCAGGCGTCGCGTATTCTTAAAACTGTCGTAGTTGAGCAGTTGGTGTGTCGGGCAGTTGCTCGAATACCTAAGCCAGCTGCCAGCAATTCTCTAACTCGTTTGTGCAGATTCTCATCCACCGGGCGTCCTTGGTACTTACCGGCCGCCTTGGCCTTCTCGATTCCCTGCGCTTGACGCTCGCGGCGCTGTTCATAATCTTTTCTGGCTATCGCCGCCATCATTTCAACCAGCATCGAGTTGATTGCTGCCAACATGCGTCCCGTGAACTCGTCGCCTTTCATATCACGCATTCCTTGGTGGCTAGTGGGCAGGTCGAGCGCGATGATACGCAGTCCTTTTGTGTCGATTCCAGCCTTCAGCTTTGCCCAGTCTTCCGCAGGGAGACGGGGCAGGCGATCAATAGATTCAATTAACAGCACATCGCCCTTATGGGCATCATTCAGTAGGCGCAGTAGCTGTGCCCGATCTGCGGCGGCACCGCTAGCGTTCTCCAAGTACTCGCAGGCAATGACGTTGTTATGGTCGCTAACGAACTTCTCCAGGAAGGACCGGGCGCGGCCGGCGTCTTGCTCGTCGGTGGATGCTCGAAGGTAGGCGCGGATGAACATAGTGCAACCTGTATCATTTAGGGTGTTGTCCTAATGCTGTTGCATTTTGGGTTGTACTTATCAAGCGAAAAGGCAGCCAGTGACTCAATTTGCCTGTATCAGCCTAGGTATACATCACGTAACATATCAGTTGCCGGGCGTATTGCCACAAGGACGAAACATGACTATTCGTGATCTAACCCTGGAGCTAGCCGAGCAGCGGAAACGTGTGGCTGATCTGGACAAAAGGGAAAAGGAACTGGATCAGTTGCGGAAGCAGCTTGCCCAGCGTGAGGCGGCTGTCGAACACCGTATGCTGCAGGAAAAAAAGCTTCTCGAGCAGCGAGAGATGGAGCTTTTTGATTCAGTAGAGAAGAGAAACTCTAGCCTTTCTCAGCATGAGCAATCTTTGGCCAGGCGACAAGAAGAGGTTGAACGTGAGCTTTTGGAGCAACGTGCCGAGCTTGTCAAGGAAAAAAAGGATTTCATACGTCGACGACAGGAAATGCATGAGCTCGCAAGTGAGTTAGAGCAGGATAAACAAAGGCTGACAGAACAAAGTCAAAAAGCGCTTCAGGATAACTCAAAGAAATTTGTGGGCGCCGCTCTCAATCTTCTAGGTGTTAAGGAGAAGCTTTTTCACTGGATTTCAGGTGCATGGGCAGTCGCGGGAGCTTTTTCGTTGTTGATGGGGGTGGTAATTGCAGTCTTGACCATGTTCAGCAGCTCGGATACGTATCATCAATCTGCAGGCGCTGGTCTTGCATACTATTTCTTCCATCTATTCCGGGGCTTAGTTGTAGTAGGGCTTTGTGGCGTGCTTTCAAGATACGCCTTCATTTTCAGCAAATCCTACATGCACGAATCCCTAAAGATAGGAGAGCGTGCGCACGCGATACGTTTCGGTGAATTTTATCTTGATACCTACGGGGCAAATGCCCATTGGAGTGAGGTGAAAGAAGCGTTCGCCCACTGGAATATCAATGGGCAAAGCGCATTTTCGGAAGCTGAAACCTCCCCGACCGATCCGGCAGTCGTTGGAGCTGCGACAAATATAGTCGAGAAAGTATTGGCTAGTGCAACTGAGCTTGGGAAGAAATCCGCCTAGCCAGATCCTATTTGTCTTGCGCCTCGATTGAGGCAGAGATAATCGCCCCGCCCCAGCGGCGCTCGCCAATGCAGATCGGGGCGGGGTTGTCGCTGGCGATGGTGTTCTTGCACTTCCGAAAGCATAGGAAGGCAGGTTCTCGACGGCTCCGCTTTGAGATAGGCCTTTGGCCTGGGAGCTGAACATCTGGATCACTCCACCAGCGGTATTTGCAATGCCCGCCCCCATGACTGTTGTGGCAGCTGCTCCCGCAGTCATGAATGACGCCACGATGATTAGCATTACCCCTATCACTGTCTGTATAAGACCTGCGCGCTTGCTTCCTGCGATCACGGGTATGAATCTCAGTACACGTGTTCCGCCGGGATCCAATTCTCCCTCGCCGATATTCTTGCCATTTTGAACACGGCAAACCTTAGGACCTTCGCCTCAGCCTCAACCAGATCTTTGGCGGATCCAGGGAAGTTTACATCCGGCGCTTTCGCTGCGTCGCGCGGGCCACCCCTGTCCAGCAGCAACGTGTGGCTCTTGTCATACTTCCGTCCGAGGAAACTGGGGCAAGCCAGGTTCTGCATATGGTCAAAACCTCAGGCCCTTAGCGACCCGGATCAGGTTTCCTGACATTTCGTAAGCAGCCGCAAAGCTCCCAAGCCCAGCAACTCTCGCAGTCCATCTCCGCAGGACGCAACACGCAACCCTATGCCAAACTCCCTGCACCCTAAACGGACACACAAGGAAGACCCATGTCAGAAGAAGCCTTCGAACACCTGCTAGACACGTCCATGGACGCCCTAATGGACAAGCAGCAAGCGCTGCACGATCAATACGCACTGGCCGACATGGCACGCTGGGCGCTCGATCAAGAAACGGCCACCGTACAGTTCTTCGACGAGCAGGACCGCCTGGCCGTCGAAGGGCAGATCCTCAACATCGGCTCGTTCTCGCCCAACCATTCGAGCTGGAAGTGGGCCTGGAGCAACCCTTCGATACCTGAGCCGCTGCGTGAGCGCGCGCTGGTGTTGAAAGAGTTGGAAGCAAGCACGGGAATGGATTTCTTCGGCTTCGAAGGGACACTCAGCCTGGAGGACGAATCCATGGCCTGGCAGCTGGCGGCCATCGCCGTGCAACACCTGGGCGCGCTGGGCTGCTATCGGGCAGCATCGTCGGGCGATGCGCCTACGGTGTACCTCGCCCTCACCGAGCTCAAGCACGTCAGTCACTGAATACAGTGCAGCGCATGCCGCGGCTGTGCCCGTGCGCGCGGATGAATCCGCTCCGACCCGGAGCGGTAGCCTGAAAGACCACCGCACGCACCGGCGCCTTGCAACACGTCCACAACCGCAGCACACCACATGACGATTCCTTCACACACTCAAACGAACACCCCCCGCCACGCCCCTGTCTCTACTCCATCGATCACTTCCTTCCCTTCGCACCAGGAGTTTTCATGGCAAAGATCAACATGGCCCAGCAACTGGCCTCGACCCTCGAGCAGGCCGGTATCAAACGGATTTGGGGC